GGATCCACATACCTAAGTTCCGTGATTCCACCACGGGGATTCTTAACATCAATTACTTTATGGTAATATAATTTCCCATCAATATACCAACGTCTAAAAATATCGTATGCCATCTTGTCAAAATCAAGAAGTCTCAGACAGTTTACAAACTCTTCTCTGATCTGTTTCTTAATTCCTGACCCGACCTTTAAATTACTTAGTTCTACTTCTACAGGTGTATCATCTACATCACCTGCGATTGCTTCATTGACCACATCGTCAATTGCTCTGTCACATTCAGGATGAATTGACATAGAGCGATAACGACGGATGAGATCGTTCTCATCTTTGAATGTTCCATCAAGATCAATGGCGGTACCAAAGTACCCTCCACCTGCGACTGGGGTAGCCGCATCATCTGACTCTTTACGCACGAAAGAAGGGCCAGTACCCTGACCCTTCTTGGCTCGTTCAAGAGAATAACCAAAAAGTTGTGACATCTATCTCGTTTTGTCTGACCTACTATTTAGCGAGTTTACGTACCGCTATTTCCAGTATTGATGTCTGTATCGTATGTCCAGTATTGAACTTGGAACTCTACAGTATACTCTTCTGGTGTATCATTATTACCCCAGTCAAGATCAATAGCACTGATATTAGATGGCCAGATACCTTCGAACTTATAGGTACGAATGATCTTACCTTTTCTATCCATCTGTCTAACCTTTGCCATTGCCTGATAATCAGCGATGGTGTTAGAGTTCTGGAAGTTTTGTTGTAGTGCTTGGATATTTGTTGACCAAGACTCGAAGAATGCTCTGAACTTGAATGACTGATCGTTAAGTACGGTTACAGTCCAAGGTTCAAAGTTACGATCTCCAGCAATCTTGAGCATACGTCCACGATAGGGAACCTCAACAACTCCAACAGTAGATGCTGGAATGTTTGCTGCCTTCACAAGGAAGGTACCAAAAGCAGATGCTTCTGATGCATTGAGTTGTGATCCACCTGCTGCGTTTTCTACTCCTTCAGATGATGATCCTGATACACCACCTGATTGTGGTGATACTCCGTCCTGTAGTACAGGAGGTGCATAGATCTCACATTGGAACAGATTGGGACGAGCAAAGTCCCTTACTTGGTCACGGAAGGAGAAAATCGGGGCTCTTACCGCCGATTGTTCTACCTGACCTGGCTGTGATTCTGACATTAGTGTGTCTCCTTAATTAGTTCTCTTGAAATCAGCTAGTTACTTCAGCGAAACTAGAACCAGTTCTAGTTGCAGTGAATGTAAGAGTGATGTAATTGATCGACCTCGTAGGCTTCACGAATATCTCCGCAAAGAATTCCCCACGATCAATTGCTTCGGGTGGGTTGTTGCTGCTGTCGCAAACAACTAGGAAGTCCACTACACCACGACGTGACTGAACACTACGTAGGAATGGTTCCACAATATTCTTGAATGAAGCACGAGTGAACTCGTCATTCAATTCGAATAGTTGTGTCTTAGCTGCTTCTGAGATAGCATCCTCAAGTACCAAGAACAAACGACGAACGTTAATTCTATCGAATGCAGACTGGTAAGAGAGTGCAGTCTTATCACCGAATAGTACAATACCCTCACCAGGGAATGATACTACTGGGTTAATACGTGCAGCATACAAGCGATCTCTATGATCCTTAAGAGGAGAATATGCTAATTTAATTGCGTTCCTTAACTGACCTCTATTGAATCCTGCAGGTGAGAACCACGCTTCTGAATTCAGAGTTGTGCTTAATGTTAATCCTGCAAGGTCAGCGTTACAAGCGATGTATCTATACTTGTCGTTGTACTTATCATAGATGTACTTGTAGTTGTTATCAAATACAGCATAAGATGTAGAAGATAACTGATCGAAGTAATCAATAGTACGATTTACTATGACGTTGGTATCGCTCTGTCCAATCACATCTTGACGTGATGGTGAAACGAATGCCATACAATCTTTACGAGTTGCAGCGATGTCGATGATCTTCTGTGCTTTTGCAACAGTGTCACTGGTGTCTGCCATCGATGGACCCATTAGGATGTAGTCAACATCAATAGTTTCCTTGTCAGCAACAAGGTCGAATGCACCGAGGATCTCTCCACGTGCTAGTGTATAACCATCAACACCACCCTGTAGGGCGTACTTGACGGTTGAACCATTTGCTGTTCCGATGATCTCTCTACCAAGAGGAGTTTCATTAGTCTTGATTGCAGTTTGTTGCTTAATCAAGTCGAACTGGGTTCCAATACCTGTTTGTCCCCAATCTCCGTTAGCAGATCCATTTACATCGTACAACTCTGAGGTCTCGTGTGATCCCCAGTAAATGTACTGTGAATTGTTCTTAATGACATCTTTATAGTAGATTGTCTCTCCTTGTACACCCTTAGCATCAGATGCTTTAGATACAAAGAGGAACTTCTCAAGAACAGATCCAGGAGTACCTGTTAGTTTTCCATCTCCATCAAGGATGATGATGTGCATCTGGTCATCAGCACCACCACGATCAGAAACCCAAGGTGAAGTTGTAGGACGTGGAGCGACTGCGTTCCACTTCTGACTGCCACCGAAATAACGCTCGTCATACTCAGAGCGTACAGCAGCAACAGATATATTTGGTGAACCACCACCATTGTCATCTTCGATGGTGTAGTTTGGTTCGAATCTATTAGCGTTTGAATCTTTAATAATGTGTAGCTGACGGTTGATGACACTTACCTTTGCCTTGTCTCCAGTCTTAGATCCACCAGAAGCAGCAGTCCAAAGAGCAACAACATCACCGACTTCTAAAACGTCAGATGATAAAGAGTAATTGATATCAAGTTCAATCTTACGAGTGATAGGATCGTATGCTTTAACAGTACCTTGTACTGCGATACTTACAGGTGATGCAGCATCAGTTTCTGCTCTCCAGAACTCACCAGTATTAAAATCACCAGCAATTGAAGGAGCGTCAAGAGTTGCTACGACTGTGTAACGATAGATCTTAGCAGTTGCGTTTGCAGCACTGTATGCTACATCGCTAGTTGTTTGGAATTCCCACTCAGCACTAGACGGTTGAGCAAGAGAAAGAATTTGATCAGGACCAGCATCTGTAGTAACAACACGGAGTGAATTACCGTATGTACCTGGATGTCTAGAACCCCACTTCCAAGCGTTAGAACCAGACTCAACGTTGGCTTCATACTCTTCAATGTTACGTATGATTGGTACAGTAACACCAGTAGAAGTCTCTTCGTTGATGGTTGTCTTAGCAGCAGTAACTGTTAACTTAGTAACTGTCTGTCCATCTGTCTGAGTTGCAGCAGTAGTTTCTAATGCACCACGAGAAACAGTCAAGTCGTTTCCAGAAATTCCAGAAATTCTTAGAATTTCATCAGCGATCTTGATGTAATCGTTTGTACTAACACCAAGTGAAGCAACAGATGTAACGGTTAGAGTTGTTCCACCAGCAGCCAAGGTTCCTCCTTGGTTCATTGTGGTAGAAGTACCAGCATCTTCAATCAATGTGATTGAGGAGGCAGCAGCGTGACTAACTGCAGAAGTTGATAGCTGTCCACGTTGTACTGTTAGGTCTAGTGAAGTAATCACTGTTACCTTAACAATTTCAGCGTCAATTAAGAGGTAATCATCAACTGCTATATCAGCTGCACTAGCAACAGTCAATGTAGTATCACTAGCACTGAAAGTTGAAGATGTATACTGAGCAGTATCGATTCCATTCTTTAGCGAGGTTGAGTTCGCACGAATAACTTTTAATGTACCGCCATACAATAGGAACTGAGCAGCGTTGTACCAGTACTCGTAGTTGTAATCGTTAGGTCTTCCAAATACAGATAGCAACTCCTTCTCAGAAGTAATATCTACTATCTTATTGACTGGACCTTTTTCAAAGGAACCCACTACCACCGCAACATTATCAAGAGTAGCGTTAGCTACCGTAGTGAGATCCTTTTCAAGTACAACAACCCCTGGCGAAAGTTGGGTGGATGCCATTGTTTAAATCTCCTTGAAAAATTCTATCAATTAGTCTTGAAATTATTTATGATTCCCTCTGTTTCAACGGTACTCCCACATAAAAGTACGGTCTCCATATTCATCTGCGTGCCAGCGATCTCCATCTTCATCAACAAATGATTCATCATCCATACCGTCACTAATGAAACCAAATGGAGCCATATCAGCATCTATTGCTTCTCTCTGTTCTTCATACATTCTCTTACGAACATCATTGTCGTGAAGTTCTTTAAAATAATCTTGTACAGATAACCACGCAAATAAAACCAGACACATTGCAATGTCATCGTGGCATCCTTCTTCTGCTTGCCAAGACTGACCCTTTTGAATGAATGTGGTTAGTTCAGCGATAGTATCATAATCATTAATAAGTATCTTATCGTCTTCTACCAATCCTTTAAGGTTAGAACATCCTATCTTCTTTACAGTAGAACTCATCTTAACACCAAGTTGTACCTTACCACCTGAGAACCCTTGACCAACTACCTGACCAGCACGTCCTCTCATAGCACACATCAATAAGTTTTCATATTCCAAATCATACTGAACTATGTCTGCTACCTGTGCACCAACGTCATTAACTTCAATTAATATGTACGCTTCATTATATCCCTTAGCAACTTCAACAATAATATCTGGAAAGATAAGGGGTTTAATTGTATTGTTTCTATACTTGGCAACTAATTTATAAGGAATCGTAGTAGTATCAAATACAGTGAAAGCACTATAGTCTCCATCGATACCTCTCGCCACATCAACTGTGATTGTATAATTATGTTCAGGGATAGGGTCTTCATAAACGTCAAGTCCTTTGTTACTGGTTATAGGATCATCATAAGCTAATGCTCTTAGTTTAGATGCTGATATTAATGTGTCAACAGATCCTAGGAATTCACATTCAAACTCAACTCTGAACTGTTGCTCTGATGTATTACGTATGGTTTGTTCTTTCCATTCAGCATCTCTGCCTGGAACCTGAGACCAATGTACCTCAGTATGTGTGTATTCATTCGTACCACGCTCTGCATCGTGCCAGAGTTTGTAGAACATATTCATCCCGTGAGGGGTAGAAATGATAATAACCTTTGTGGACTTACCAGAAGATATAGTAGGATACACAGAACTAAAAAACTGCTCTGCAATATTATTCGGAACGAATGCGAATTCGTCCAAAAATATAACGTTAAAGGACATACCCCTAACAGCACTAGCACTAGTACTTGCAGCCAAGAGACGGCTTCCGTTCTCCAATTCCACTGACCCTTTGTTCCAGCCAATAATACCTTGTTGCATCCATTTAGGAAGATTCTCATAAGAAAGTTGTAGGCGACCCAACATTTCTCTTGCAGTGGCTGCTTTGTTTGCGAGGATTGCGACGTTGACATTAGGATTAAAAATTACATACCAAAGTAAGTAAGAGGTCACGACAGTTGACTTACCAGACTGACGTGGAAGCTTAGCAATATTGAATCGTTTCTCGTGGAAGCGATTCACCATAGTTTCTTGGAAGTCATACAAGTTAAATGGTATGACACCTTCATCCAAAGAAACGATCTTGATATACTTCTTAATAAAGTAGATTGGATCTTTGCTGCACTTAATAAACTCCTTCACCTGTTTAGGTGTGAAGTTTGTGGCAACGTTTGCTTTCTTTAGATTCGGGTTACCAAGATATATCTGGTTCTCTGCCATAAATTAGAATGGACCTGCAATGTTAGACGTACCTGTACCACCCACGAATCCATCACCAACTTCAGGAAGTGGATCACCTTCTGTTGGTTCTTCAACGAGTGTACCTAGTTTTTTACGTATATCTCTTAGTTCTCTGAAGTTCTTATTCTTTGTACCACCATCATACTCCCAAGCATAACCTTCTTCAATCATCTGCTCATTCAACGATACATCGTCTTCGCCAACATATAACCAACCAAGAAGCCTACCGTACTTACCCATACCACCTTTAAGTTCGGTTCGTATAGTAAGTTCGTCATCTCCATTAATAGTATCCTCTAACGTTCCTTTGAGCCAATTAGTTGCATCTATTCCCAGTGCCTTCTCTTCCAAGTCTCTTGTTCTTTTTTCTGGCGTATCAATTCCTGCAACTCTAACTCTTTCTTTCTTGTATAAGTCAAACCCAAGATCAATGGTGACATCAATAGTATCGCCGTCAACAACACGGTTAATCTCCGTTACTCTAAAGTTATAGCAGCTTTTTCTGCTTGGTGGTGTCATCTTGCCCATAATTAGGATACCAATTATCGTACTGAAATATGTATACAAGAACCACCCCTACCGCTACGATAAGGATTCCAACCATCCAAATTACTGACCAGACTATCATTCTACATATGCGAAGGTTGAAAGATTTACTAAGCCAATGAAAATAGCCGTCCATACGTATAGACGGATAACCCAGACCATACGAACCTATGCAGTGTGTAGGTATTTATTCGTAGGCATTTATTTTTGTTAAATTGTATCAGTAAATACAGACACTTTTTGTCTAAATAATGGTAGACTTGGAGAGAAACAAAATGTAACCAAAGTTACTTTGTTATGTTGTCCAGTTTAGGAGTAAATTTTATGTCTCACAGTATTCTCAATTTTAATCAGATGGCAGAATGGAATCACAGATACGAAACCTCAACACAGGAAAACATAGACGACTACTTTGACTGTCTGATAGAATGTGAGGATGAACAAGCTAGCTGTAAACGTATCTGCAGGGAAGTCCTTGCATAGATCTCTTTAAAAAAATTACCCAAAATAAAAGACCCTAATTAGGGTCTTTTTTAATGTCTTGTGAATGTATTGGTGGACCTAAAGTCTTGTATTCGAGTTGTTGACGCAAAAAAACAACTTCTGCTCTGAGTACGTCCTTCTCTTGTTCAAGTTTTACGATCTCTTCTTGGTAGATTTGAATCATATCTTGGAGTTTGTAGTTCTCTTCAGTAAGTTCGTATAATGATTTTACTTCTTCGAACGCCATAATTGGCACCGATATAGTTATTTACCTATTTAAGATTCTCTTAATAGAATCTAGGACCTATAGGTCTTCTAACTTCTAGTTCAATAGTATCGAACAATCTATTGAGTGATCTAGCATAGTCTCTGTATCCAGATCCAACATATAGTTGACCTGCTACAACAGAGAAGGTAGCTATACCCCAGAAGATATAATAGAATTTACTCTTCACTTGGTTTCTTTGTTTCCAATTTGGTTTCCTATTTGGACCCCATTCTGGTAGTGGTGGTGTAGGTGTAGTCATAATCAAATTTTGGGAATGTACCCTTTAGCTTGTTGAACTATGGGTAAAATGTCTTGTTCAACTTTCTCTATTATATCATCAATCACGTTAACATCCAAATCCAAAAAGGGTGGAATGATACCAAGGATCCTTAGAAGACCATCAATGAATAAAGCAAGACAAGTAAAACCGAGAATCATACTAATGATAGTTGCTTCTCGGTTATGTTTAGCCATAATAGCTTCATCCATTTCGTGTGCTTCAGCAACAGCAGCTTGGATAAGCATATCGACTTGTTCTTTGTTATAGAACTTATCTGGATTTTGTTCTGGACTCATAATAAAGTATTTAGTTCAGAGTGCTACAGAAGAATAGCACCGATGATGAAACCCTTACCAAAAGCAAGGCATAACATCTGGTAATCAGTCAAGTTAAATTTGGTTTGAATTTTTTTAGCGAGTGCTTTGTCCCACTCTTTAATCTTACCAGCAATTTCTTTTACTTTGTTCATTACTCTGTTCCTATAGGACCTGTTCTTTTGTTATTGTTTGGGTTACGAGCACAATTCATCTCGTGCTTATGTAACCACTTTTCTTGATTAGGTTTTGTACTAGGAACAATAAGTCCACAGTATTTACATCTTAACTCCATCGTTCCACTCCTTAAAAGATGATTGACAGTCTGGTGGCTCAGGGTCTTTATAACCTTTCATTTTTTTCCACTTGTTATATAATGCACCCATATGCCAAGACTGTGCAAGGCTTTTAGGTCCATCGATCAAGAGTTGTAACTCAGGTCCACTAGCGTAGGATTGCATTTCCTCTCGCCAGTTGGAGTCATCGTAATCTTTATTTGTCATAGTGTAATTTTTGGTCTTTGACCTTTTTGGGTAGTTTACCAGATCGCACGTTGGTAGAAGATGTTTCACCATATCCACCAGGATGCTTACCAGCTTTAGTCTTACCGAGAGACTCGGATTTCTTACCACTCTTATCAGTATAATGTAATTTGGCTGATTTGTCTTTATCCTTAGTAATCACAGACTCTTGTCCGTGTTTTCTACCGAGTCGCCTGGTTAGTTTTCCAAAACGTCTCTTAGACATTTTATCAGGTTTTGACGTATGATATGAAACCTCTGTGCCAGTTTTTCCATCGTCATACTTGTACTGTCCAACACCCTTCTTATATCCGATACCCTTCTTCTTGAGATCTTTCTCTAATCCTTTACGCTTATTACGGTTCTCTCCTTCGTCAGAACCCCTGTCAGCACTAATGTGCCCAGTAACTTTTGTATTAGATTTACTAATAGCACGAGCTATACCGCCCTCAGCAATGAATTCTTTAAAGGATAACATCTTACCCACCTACAATTTGTACTTGCTCCACCACAACATCAGCAGATCCTGCAGTGAGTTTGACAGTTTTCTGAAGTTGAGGAACTGTGTTAGCTGCTAGATCATCGGCACTTAATGAGTATGCTGAACTAGCACCTGAAGCATCGATATCTGTTGTTATTGTAGTGTTAGTAACCGCAGTAACTTTCTTACCACCAGAAGCAGCAGATTCAAAATCTGTTCCGAATCCATTGGTGTCACCACCATCTACAGTTTGAATATAATCATTAACTGCAAACGTGTGACGCTTACCAGCACCGACACCACCTACAGTTAGTACTGAACCATTTACCTTGGTAGCAGCAGTGATAGATACATTCTTAGACTTCCCAACTGAGAGAAGAAGTGCTTCACCAGCAGCAAGTGTAATTGCAGGACCAGCATCAAACTGGATTGAGGAAGCTGAAGCAGCGTATGCACGAACGATGCCAGACTTTACCACAATGTATGCGGTTCCTGAACCACTCACTGTCTGAGTATCTAATACATTTAAGACTGACATTGTGACTTGATTCCTTTTACTAGACTATTTATCCTGTTGCGACTTCAGGAATTTTGCAAGATCTGCAGTAGAACCAACAAACATAGTATTGTTTGTAACGTTCTTCTGAGGGTTCGCTGGACCTTCTTCGACCTCTTGAAGTTTCTTTTGCAGATCCATTAACTTATCAGTAGTATCTGCAATATTTTTAATCATATTACCTGCAACTTCGTATGCTCTAGGTGAGTCAGACTCTTGTGCAAGTTCTAATATACCGTCAACAGCCTCTTGTCCCTTCTCAATAAGTGAATACAAGTTTCCACGAGTATATTCATAGTCCTTAGAAATCTGCTCAAACATAGCAGGTTTAACGACTTCTGTTTTCTCTTTAGGTACGATTGATGTTTCAACATTAAGGGCATCCTCAATGCCATTATACATCGACATCGGTTCCTGTGACGGGATCTCTGGCTTTTGCATCTGTGAACTCACTGTAAATTTCATTAAATCCGAAGTTATCATCAGCCTCAGCAGTAATAGGATCTGGTGTGACTGTATATCTAACTTCACGAGCAGCTGTTGTATCAACCTTAAGATGGGTGTCAACAATAGACTTCTTGATTAACTTATCAGTCGTGTCAGTAACAGGACCATATAGATAAGTCTTAGCGGTGAATGACAACGTATAGATTAATGTTCTACGTGTTGTGTAATCACCTTCATAATCATCCTCATAATTAACTGTGTTAAGAGATATGGGGAAGTCCTTCTTCTCACCAATAGCATCAACTAAGTTAACAGTGATGTTAAACATTGGTTGAAATATAGGAAGAATCTGCTCAAGGATCTGGAGTCCATCATCCTGATTCTTTGATAGTATAGCTAACTCAAAATCAACATTGTATGGTACTGGCATAAATGCTTTACGAGTTTTATCGTCTGTACCTACGTGTCTAATGACTTGAGTTGGTGATACCTTCCTTGAACTATCGTATGAGAATCCACTGATCTCAAATGATATACGAGGTAAAGTAATTTGAACTTGCTTGTTATCAGCAGTAGCAGACTGTGCTAAACGAGCTAAGAATTTATCCTTTGGACCATATGCCAAAGGCACTTTCATTACTTCTGTCTTAGCACCAGAAGTACGTCTCAATTCAATATTATTGAAGATAGTACCGAAGGCTATAACAGTCTTCCTGAAAATTTCATTGTATGAGTAAGTTCCTAACATTAGTCTGCCTGTCCAAATTCACCGAATGGATTACCTTGACTAAAGTCAAGTATGCCATCAGCTTGAGTCTCAAAGAACTGGTTCTGATCGAACTCAGAGTTAGTATTATTTAGGGTATTATAGCTAGCAGTAGTCCAAGCAGCACCAGATGTCTGTCCAGTACAGGTTTCTGGAATTGTAAAGATACCTGTTCTGTTATATATTTGAAGCTGTCTATTTGTTGAATCCCAAGACTTAACTTCAGCAGTTACGTTAGATGTACCACCTGCAATTGTTTCACCAACAGTGAAGTCTCCTGTGCCACCTGTAGCAAAGTTAATTGTAATAGTAGTAGCAAAGTTCCTCTCCACTTTGTCGATAGCATCGACACCTGTATCGAAGTCCTCATCACTGTACTCATATAGTTCACACTTCAGACCCCAAGTATGGATTTTACCCAACTGGAAGAAAGGTGTTTCATACTCTACGTATTGTATTTGAAATAATTTTTGTGCTAGAGGGAAGTAAACCAAGTCTCCTTCATTAGGTCTACCCTCTACAATGAGTGTTGTATTATCATCAACTAGTTCTGTGAACCTATCTCGTGAGATAATAAAATTAACTTGATCAGATATCCTTACACCAAACTTACTGTATAGATCTCCATCTCCACCAAATCCTTGAACATTCTCTAAGTATGCTTCTATCAAATAAGCATCATCAAACTTAGATAATGAGTCCTCACCAAAAGCAGGATCCTCATCAACTATGACACGTGGGATGTAATATACATCCGTACCAAACATCTTGATCTGTTCTTTTACTAGGTCACCAACGAGGTTCTGTTCCCCAGTGGTTCCTTGTGTGAAGTAAGAATTAGTAGGCATTATCCTATCATATCCATAGGTGGTTCTTCATAAGTAAGTCTCAACTGTTCTTCTAGTTTTTCAATCTCTTCAATAGCATCAGAATAAATCTTCTCACCATTAAGAGTGACTCCACCAGGAAGTTGAACGTTCTGGAACTTAGACATATTCTGTCCCCACTGCTTCTTAATCAAAGAAGTTGCATAGTCTTTTACCCACATAGTATTATAAATTTTTGTCCAATTAGCAGCATCTATAGCACTAACACATTCCATAACAACATACTCACCTTCTCTGACATCAGTTAATGTATCAAAGTCAATCCAAAGTTTTCCATTAGAGGCATTAAACCTAGTTGGTTTCATACCCTCCAATAAAAAATTGATTGTTTGTAAGTGTGTCTGAATCATATAGTAATGATGGAACTGTGTTGATGTAAAATCAAACAGATCATTCAAACGTAACTGATACCTAATATCAAACATATTAGCAGTACCCTTATCTTGGAAGGTAAAGATACCATTAACAGCTCTAATATGATCTGGCATTGGCAGATAATTCTTCTGCATTTTAAATACAGTACCAGTATCACCAGCTTGTAATGTATCAGTACCAGTCTCTTCACTATCTGCTTGGAACCTTGTTAGATCCTCAGCAGTAAACTGGTGCTTCATAAAAACCTTTTCAGATCCACCGTAATGGTACTCCTGAAATTTCTCAAGAGTATAATCCAATGCATCATCAACCTGATCATCTGATACGTTGATTTCCAATACAGGTTTGCCGAGTCTGCGTAGAGCGTACTCTTTAAGTGTTGCTTTTGAATTAGGTTGTGCCATTTTATCTTGCGAGAGCGGCTAGTGCAGCCTTAAGTTGTGCGACGGTTGTAATACCAGCGTCATTACCAATAGCATTCAATTCAGTGTAAATTGAATCAATGTCAGTGTTATTAGTACCTGCCTGAGTACCTTGTGCAGCAGTTGCGTATGCAGTGGAGGCAGTGGTAGCAGCAGTTCCTAGTCCAAGGGTTGTCCTTGCAGTAGCAGCGTCTGCGTCATCAATTAGAGTGCCACCGAATGTACTTACAGCAGACGCAGCGAGTGCGTTGTCAGCAGTTGTACCCTGTGCAGCAGTAGCGAAGTCACCAGTTGCAGATGTAGCAGCAGACCCAAGTCCAAGAGTTGTCCTTGCAGTAGAAGCGTCAGCATCATCAACCAATGTTAGACCGAAAGCACTAACAGCAGAAGCATCAAGTTTTCCAGTTATACCTGCTGTTACACGAGCATCAGCACGAGCGTTAGTGAAGTATAGGTTAGATCCTTCTGTTAGATCACCAGTGTCAGCAGCAGCGATTCTCGCATCTGCTCTAGCATCTGTATAATAAAGATTGCTTGACCCTTCAGATAGGTCATCGGTATCAGCAGCAGCAATTCTTGCATCTGCTCTAGCATCTGTGTAGTAAAGGTTAGTTCCTTCAGCAAGATCAGCAGTATCGTGGTTAGATAGAGATGCAATAGTTGTTGGAGTGGTGTAAGAAAGAACACCAGTAGAAGCATTATATCCTAGATCTCCACTGACTGATATGTGTCCACGAGTTCTTGCAGCAGTGGTGAATAGGTTGGTTGATCCTTCTGTGATATTATCTGTATCAATGTCTGACTGAGTAACAGACAAAGTACCAGAAGAGTGTGTAATACCTGTTCCATATGTAAAGTGTGTTCTGGTTCTAGCAGCAGTTGTAAACAGATTAGTTGAACCTTCAGTTACATTATCTGTATCAATATCTGCTTGAGTAACAGATAGTTGTCCACCACCCGATATCTCTATACCTGTTCCGTAGGTAAAATGAGATCTCGTTCGAACTGCAGTGGTGAACAGATTTGATGATCCTTCAGTTACATCATCTGTGTCATACTCACTGAAGTCAAGAGCAAGGGTATATGAATTAGCAGCATCATCATATGTCTTTGTAAGACCTGCACCAGCAACGAATAGATTATTAACTCTGTCATCTACTCTTTCATCTGTATAGTATAAATTAGTTGATCCTTCTGTTAACGCATCAGTATCGTGGTTAGCAATACTACCAACCTGTGACTGACCGTATGTAATGTTACCAGTAATAGTTAAGTTACCCTGAACTTCAAAGTTTGTAGTAGATAGGAAGTTACTTACAGATAAAGTGTTAGAGAATGGGTTGTAGGTAAGGTTAGCAGAGTCAGTAAATACACCAGCATTACCAGTGTTCGCACCCATAAATGCAGGGTAGAACAGAGTGTTGTTGTTAGTGTTAGTAACGTTAACCAGAGTTGCAGAATCAGCATTACCTGTTACATCACCAGTTACATCACCAGTGATCTGACCTGTAACTCCAAGAGTTCCACCGAGGGTTACAGCGTCATCAACGTTAAGTGTTCCTTTGATATCTGTGTTACCAGATGCAGCAAGGATAGATGCTTTAATACCAGCAGCACCACCAACTGAGAAGTCACCACCAACGTATGCTTTCTTAGCAACGGATAGACCACCATCTGTGGATATAGATGCAGAAGCATCAGTGTATCCAGTAGAGTCAGTTACGTTATCTGCCTGTACAAGACCAGCAAAGGTTGCATTACCTGCTGTGACATCTATACCAGAGTTAAAGTCAGCATTACCATCTACGTTAAGAGTAGAATCGAAGTCAACTGCATTAGTTACCCCAAGAGTACCAGCAGTAGTTGTGTTACCTGTTGCAGCAGCAACATTGAACTTAGTACTATTAATGTTCAATGAACCAGTTAAGTTCAAAGTTGATTGAAGTGCAGCAACACCAGATGCTGTAATAGCAGCAAAGTTAGATGCTTGAGTTACTCCAAGAGTACCAGCGATTAATGTATTACCTGTAGGACCATCAACTGTAAATGTTCCACCACCTACATCAAGGTCATCTCCAATCCAAGTTTTCTTAGTTACTGCTAAACCACCAGCAGTGTATAGAGATGCAGTATTGTCTGAAGCACTTACAGAATCTTCAGTACTATTTGCACGAACAACTTCAACGAAGTTAGTTACACCTTCTACATCAAGAGTTCCATCTAATTGTGAGTTACCATAAACTCTAAGTATTCCACCAACAGCAGCGTTCTTAGTAATAGAAGCACCACCAGATAGTCTTAAAGCACCATCATTAGCAAAGGTTCCTGTGACTCCTGCCTGTGTAGTGCTTGTGTTAGTAATATTTCCAGTAACACCAAATGTATTTGTTACATTAGTAGCACCATTTACATCCAGAGTTCCATCAACTACTGTATTACCAGAGGCAGCAGCAACTGTGAACTTAGTAGAGTTAATATCAAAATCTCCAAGGATGGTACCAGTACCACTAACTGTCAAATTAGATCCAGCTCCAGTTATATTGACTGAAGAAGATAGTGTTGAAATACCAGAGACACCTAAAGTACCTGCTACTGAAGTGTTACCTGTTGCATTTGCAACTGTAAATTTATTATTATTAACTGCAAAATCGTTTGTTACATCTAAAGTACCTGTGATATCTACGTTACCACCGAATGAACCTGCATCGGTTACTACGAGATCATCACCCACATAAAGATCAAGACCAACAGAAGCACCACCCCCGACAATGAGAGCACCACTTGAAGCATTAGTTGCAGGAGTTGTATCAAATAATTTAATACTACCTGCATCAATACCTGAACGAGTACCAGAGAATACTTCAGAACTGTTAGTAGCATTATGATAAACAGAGAACCTAGATGCTGAATCATCCCATCCAAAGAATCCAATCTTAGCAGAACCACTATAGTATCTAAATTCTATACCACGGTCTTTATTGTCATCTGATACTGGAGCAGTATCTCCACCCAGTGTCATCACAGGGTCATCTAACTGAGTAACAGTTGTATTAAATGTTGTTGTAGTACCATTAACTGTAAGGTCTCCTTCTACAGTAGCGGATCCACCTACATTCAAATCTTGTCCAGCAGCAAGAGTTACTGGGGAATTAAATTGAGATGTTGCTTCAACGGTTAAAGCATCACCTGTAGCGTCACCAATAGTGGTTTGAGATCCAGTGATATTAACTTCACGATTAAATGTTGCATCACCGTGAACGGTTAATGTACCTGCAGCATTAGTACCAGCACCATTACGTCCAATCTCAGTGTTACCTACGTTGTTAACACGGAACTCAATGTTGTCTGTGGTTGCTTTCTTACCAACGTATAGGTTGTCACCAATATGAAGATCAGTAGCAATACCTGCACCACCAAATGATCTAAAGTTAGAATCATTATCCTGTGCAAATGATGGTGTCTTAGCTGATGTAACACCAGTTCTGAATTTATATCTTACTCTTAAGTAGTTCTGTGTGTTGAATGTTTCAGTAGAACCTAAGTCTTTCTCATTGATAGTACCGTTAACGTACAGGTCATTAGCAAATAAAATATCACCTGCAACATAACCACCACCATCTACTCGTAAAGCACCATAGTCAGTAGAACCAATTACATAGTTGTTACTACCATCAGTGGTAATTGTAGGTGTATCTGATGATTCAAAGTGAACAAGACTTGCTACATTTAAAGTACCTTCAATATCTGTGTTACCAGATGTACTTGAAACAACAAACCTATCAGCAGATCCATTGTTTAACTTAAGTGTCTTACCAGTTGTATCAATGATAATGTCATTATGTGATGTTGTGACACCATCTATTTCAACGTCTGCGTTAAGGTCTGTCTTACCATCAACATTGAGTGTCGTGTCAAAATCAACGCCTTGCTTAACGTTAAGTGTCCCCTCAGTAACTGTATTGCCATTGTCGGAATCGACAACAAACTGAGTGCTCCCACTAGCGTTCTTAACTGCAAATTCTTTAGCATCGGCTTGTACGAATAAATTATCAGTAACAGTTGTCTCTAATTGAATATCAGCAGTACCTTCAATAACTGTATTACCGTTATCAGTATCTACTGTAAACTTATCGACACCTGCATTATTTTGTATTGCAAACTCTTTATTGTCTGCTTTTATAATTACATTATTATTAACTTCTGTTTGTCCTGAAATAGTTGTAGTACCACCTACAAATACATTTTCAGAAACACCAACACCACCAGTTACTACCAGAGTCCCAGTAGTCGTGGACGTTGATCCTGTGTTGGTTGTGAGGCTGAGGTTGCCAGCAATGAGAGCAGCGTCAGTACCAGTGAAAACTTCAGAGGTGTTAGTGGCGTTGTAGAGGAACCTAAACCCACCAGTGCCAGACCATAGGTTAGCGTTTGCGTAATCCTCGTCCCATCCGAAGAATCCGACTCGTGCTTGTGTGTCATAATAGGAAAATTCTATACCACGATCCTTACTATCATCACTTCCTGGAGCTGAGTCTCCACCAAGTACAAATATAGGATCGTCAATTGTTACAATAGTTGAATTGACAGTAGTTGTAGTACCGTCTACTTGCAAGTTACCACGAACTTGAAGTGTACCAGATGCAGTATCATCGTCACCTGGATCCAAGATCATAGTAGCAGCAGTACTACTTAAAGTATCATCTTGGAATTGGAATCCTTCGATATTAACTCTATTAGCTACATTAGTAGCAGAGATTGTAATATCTTCGTCTGCTGTAATGTTAATACTAGCAGTACCTGC